TGGACACCAACGATCCGGACACCGTTGAATGTGCGTTTAAACAACGTTTACTCCGTGATGTACCACCGTCAGACAAAGGGTGTCTTGAGCGCTTCCGGGGTTTTGTTAGAGGGTTTTTGACCTCGACCGTGCCCCGTGCCCGGAACATGGAATTTGAGGAGTGGTTGGAGGGGACCGCCTACAATCAACAGAGAAAGGATCAATTGAGAGAGGCATTCTCGTCGCTCCGCGGTGGCCGCCCGAGCCGCCGCCAGGCTTCCCATATTGATACTTTCGTTAAATCTGAGTTCTATCCTACCTGGAAACACGCCCGCATGATTAATAGTCGTGCTGACGTGTTCAAGGCTTGGTCTGGACCCAAGTTTAAAGCCATCGAGGAGGTGGTGTATGATCTGCCTGAGTTTATCAAGCATGTGCCTGTGCCTGATAGACCATCCAAGATCAGTGCCTTAAAACAGGCTGGTAGACGTTACTACCAGACTGATTTCACTGCCTTCGAGAGTCATTTTACCCCCGAGGTTCTTGACGTTTGTGAATGTGAGCTCTACCGCCATTGTCTTAAAGACGATGTGGACGCTGAGTTCCTATGTTCTGTCATCCGAGGGTCAAATAGGATGCGCACGCGTACTGGTGTGCATGCTGAGGTCAAGGGACGGCGCATGTCTGGTGATATGTGCACCTCCCTTGGAAATGGATTCACCAACCTCATGCTGGCCAAGTTTCTTGTCTCTGAGAAGGGGGGAAGTTTGGTCGGGTTTGTGGAGGGTGACGATGGTCTGTTTTGTACCGATGTTGAAATTAACCCCAGTGATTATGCGAGGCTAGGTTTCACCATCAAGATTGAGGAGGTTTCCGACCCTTGTGAGGCGTCGTTCTGTGGGATGGTTTTCTCTGGTTCCGGGGAAATCATTCGTGAGCCACGTAGATTCCTCATGGGGTTTGGCTGGACCCAGTCGTTCATTAATGCGGGCCCTCGCATCATGGACGAGTTACTGCGAGCAAAAGCGTTGTCTACTGCCTATGAGACACCACAGTGTCCTATTGTGGGAGCTTTTGCCCGGTATGCGTTAGCAC